GGCGACGGGCAGCATCTTCCAGGCTCCATCGACCTTGACCTTGCGCAGCACATTGGGGACCGCAGCCATGGTGTCCAGCTCCTGCTTTTGGTGTCCGTATCAGCGTAACAGGAGCGGAGAGAGCGGACGAAAGCGGACGAAAGCGGACGAGGCCACCAACGCCAAACCCCGCTACAGGAGCGGGGTTCGAGCGATTCCAGCATGGCTGCGGGCGATGAGCAAATGTTATGGCGGAGAGTGGGGGATTCGAAGCATGTTGGAAATAGATTGGTTTTTTGGCGTTCTCCTTAGCGTGGTGTCCGGTTGGTGTCCGGTTAGCTGGCTGCCCAGGCCTGGGCAGTGAGGTCTCCGGTGTCTTCGGACGGCGCTGCTTGCGGGGGTTTGCGGGGGGCTTGAGCTTCGGCCAGGTAGGCGGCGATGCGGCGCATGTCTTCGCGCTCCAGCTCCAGGGCGGCCTGGCGCTCGCGGTCCTCGTCGCTCTCCGGCACGTAGCGCTCGAAGAACTCGACGCGCTCCCGCTCCCACGCGCCAGCGAACGCGGCCAGGTGGTTGCCGAGCTCCTGCTCGCTGGTGAACGTCACCACCAGCCGCCCGCGCTCCAGGGTGATGCCGCGCGGCAGCGTGGCCAGCGTCGACTCCTCCAGCAGGTCCTTCATCACCAGCACCCGCGGGCGCTTGCGGCTGATCTTCTGCCGCCCTTCCAGGCCGCGCAGGTAGACGTCCGGATCGGGCGCGTCGCGCACCGCCTGCAGAAACGCCAGCAGCAGCTCGCGCTTGACCATGTGCGTGTTGAGGCTGCCCTCCACCTGGGGGAAGAGCGCGAGCAGCTTGCCGGCCGCGCGCGGCTGGATGGCGAAGATCCTCTGGATGTCCTTGCGGGGGAAATGGGACTGCTTCGAACGCTCGACGGTGCGGATCAGCTGCGGCACATCAGGCAGCCAGGGGCGGGGGCGGGCCATGCGGAAACACCTCGGGGCAAACGGTTTAGCCATCCTCGCAGATGAGGGGGATAAATACCAGATCGCGCATAAACTCAAAAACTCCCGGATAACACCCATTATCCGACCTAGGGTAGAATTGCCCCCTGTGCCCACCTCCCGCACCACACCCGCGACCGGCTTGCTCATCCGCGGCGAGATTCCGCGAGCCCTCATCTTTTCCGTGGTCCAGGGGCTGCCGAGCCCCCACTCCCGCAAGAGCTACCGGCACAGCATCGAGGCGATGTACGCCTTCGCCGCCGGCCGGCCGGTGACGTTGGCGCTGTTGCAGGAGTGGAAGATCGCCCTGGCCATGACCAAGTCAACCGCCACAGTGAACGCCCGGATCGCGGCGGTGCGGCGGCTGATCCAGGAGGCGCAGCGCACTGGCTTCCTCGGCACCGAGGAGGCCTTCGAGCTGCTGCAGATCGACGGGATGCCCATGCGCGGGGTTCGCCAGGGCAACTGGTTGACGCTGGAACAAACGCGGCGGCTGCTGGCCGTACCCCAGCGCAAGACGCTGAGAGGCGCGAGGAACTACTGCATTCTGGCCGTGCTGGTGGGCTGCGCCCTGCGCCTGGACGAGCTGGCGGGGCTGGAGCTGCCGACGCTGCAGCAGCGGGACGGCCGCTGGGTCTTCGCCGACCTGGTGGGCAAGGGCGGCCGGCGCAGGACCGTGGCGGTGCCCGGCTGGGTGAAGGCGGCGATCGACAACTGGACCCGCGCGGCGGCGATCCGCGAGGGCAAGCTGGTGCGCCGGCTCACCCTGGCCGCCGAGGGGATGAGCACCGAGGGCATCCGCGAGATCGTGCAGAAGACCGCGCAGGTGATCGGCGCGGGAAAGGTAAGCCCGCACGACCTGCGCCGCACCTGCGCCAAGCTCTGCCGCGACCACGGCGGCGAGCTCGAGCAGATCCAGGAGATGCTGGGCCACGCCGACATCAGCACCACGCAGAAGTACCTGGGCACGGTGCAGCGGCTGGCAGTCGCGGTGAACGACAAGATGGGGTTGTGAGGGCACGTATTTACGTGTAAATACACGAACGCCCCAGCCCGGAGGCTGAGGCGCTGGTGGCTCTGGCGATTCTCCGCGACCTCCTTTGCTACGTGGAATCTCGCTCGGCGGCGGCCATCGCGGCGATGGCGACCCGGTCATCGTTGCCGCGGTTGAAGACGCCGGCCACCTTGTTCACCGAGTACGGTGCGACCATCCACGCTGCCAGCGCGCCGAGCTGCAGGGGGTCCGGCAGCTGGTGGCCGTGGCGGACGATGTGAACCACGGCCCAGCAGCCCGTGCCGACCGTCGCGGCCGTGGCCCAGCGCGAGAAGCTCGCGGGCGTGGACTCATCGAAGATCTCGAGGAGGTAGTGCAGGGTGTTGAGCAGCATCGTCTTCATCGGCGTACCTCGGGCGTGGGATGGCTGGCGGGTTAGGTCGTGGAAGGCTGCGCGGTGCTGGCGCTGCCGGAGCTGGGCACAGCGTGGACGCTCACCACCGCAGCGGTGCCGGCGGCGAGGTGGCCACCGTTCTCCAACGCGTGGATGCGATTGTAGAGCGCGGTGGTGAGGCTCGACGCGTCCACGCGAAGGCTCGTGAGGATGGAGCTGACCTCCTGCTTGAGCGTGGCGTGCTGGCGGTAGGCGTAGATCAGCAACGCGAGGAAGGCGAGGACCGCGACGATCAGCAGCAGCTCAAGGGTGTGGACGAACGAGAGGAAGAAGAACGCGAAGACGGCGATGGCGGTGAACATGGTGGATCTCCTTTTGCTGCGGATTTAGAACAGCGAACAGACGATGACGCCGGCGGCGGCTCCGAGGGCGGCGCCCTGGGCCCCATGCTGGGTGTCGACGAGCTTGCCTGCACCCGCGCCCACGGCGGAGCAGGCGGCCTGCCTGGCGACGCGGAGGATGCGGTGAAACTTGGTGCCGCCCTTCGCGGCCGTCTCCCAGGTCTTGGCGGTGGCCACCTCGGCGTTGTACTTGGCGGTCTCGTCGGCGAGTTCCTGCTGGCAAGCGGTGAGGCTGTTGCCGGTCTGCTGGCAGGCGAGCTGCTGCCTGGCCAGCGCGGTGAGCGTGTCCGTGGGGACGAGGGCAACGTCCGGAGCGTCGGGCAGCCCGGTCTGGTCGGCGGCCGGCAGCGAGGCCTTGGGCACCACCTGGATGGGCGCAGGGGCGGGCGCGCCGGCGGCGGGGGCAGGCAGGTAGTGCTCGATCACCTGAATGGCCTGCTGCGGCGTCTTGAGGGCCTGCGACTGGTGCTGCAGCGCGGCGTTGGCCGTGGCGGCCGCGGCGTTGGTGGCGGCGATGGCCTGGTCCTTGGCGGCGATGACCTGCGCGTCCGCGGCGGTGGCTGCCTCGGCCTTCACGCGGAGATCGTGCTCCACGACGAGGCCGTAGGCGAACCATCCCACGAAGAGCAGGACGGTGAGGCCGAGGATGAGACGCTCCCATGTGGTGAGCTTCATGCCTGCTCCTCGACTGGCGGTGTGGGCGTGGGCGTGTACAGCGCCCACACGGCCTGCAGGCCGCCGCGCGCGAAGGCGATGCGATCGGCCGAGTTCGGGGTCTCTGGCACGTTGGCGAGCTGGAAGTGCGGAGCGTCCTTGAGCGAGATCCAGTCGCCGCCCCAGGCGAGGCCCTGGGCCTTGAGCGCGCGCACCATGGCCTGGAAGACAGGCATACCGGGGTCGCTGAGGTCGATGGGGCCGTGGTCATCGTGGATAAAGGGGTAGCAGTCCACGGCGCAGCCGAAGTTGTGGTTGCTCCAGCCGCCGCGGGCGTTGGTGACCACGGGGCCGGGGCGGGTGCGGCCCTGCGCGTAGAGCGCGTCCTGCTCGGCGCAGGTGCGCAGGCCGCAGGCGACGCGGAAGGACATGCCCTGCGCGGCGAGCTGTACGGCGGCGGCGCGGACCTTGGCGGCGAGCTCCGGGTGGACGAGGGCGAGGCGCTGCTCGGAGGTGGCTTCCATCAGTGGACCTCCCTGAGGATGCTGGGGACGGGGTAGAGCAGGTGCGGCGCCGCGCCGGTGCCGGGGACCAGCAAGGTGAGCATGAGGTCGAGCTGCGCGGTGTCATGCTCGTAGGTGGCGCGTGGAACGGTGTCAGTGCGGAGCTGGGCGGCCTCGGCGTGGATCTGCGCAATGGCCTCATGGTCGGCGGCCTGCTTGAGCTCCAGCCGGGCCAGCCGCGCCTGGAAGCCGCCATAGGCCGCGACGGCCCCAGCGATGAGCGCGATGGTGGCCAGGGCATTGCGCAGGTTGAACTCCGCAGACCACCAGCGGACGGGGCGCTCGCCGTCGGACTCGGCGTGGAGGTCGACGGGGGCGGCGGGTTCCGGGACGACGTGGAGGGTGATCTGCAGGCGCATTGCTGGACTCGCAGGAAGGTGATACGGCGAGGCCGGGGTCGCCGTCAAATCCCGCGATTACGCACCCGGCTAGTTCACTTTCACGACCTTCCAAGTAACGTCATACACTGCGTTATTGGTCGTCGGATCTGAAGTGCCGAAGTAGATGAGGTCGCCCGCCTTGAGGTAATACTTCTTGCTCGGAGCGAAGATGCCTGAATTGTGGTCCTGGCATGGACCAGTAACACCTGTCGTCACCACACAACCGTTGATTGCGTTCCATGAGAAGTCCGGGAAGTTGTAGGGTGAGTAACCGGCTTTGATGAACCACTGGAGGGCCAGCCCGTCCGAGGAGGCGGTTGTGGCGACTGTATCGACATAGAGCGAGCCGCTGACCTCGTACTCACCATCACCACCTGTCGGCACCTGATACACGAGCGACAAACCATAGCCGCCGATATTGCCGGTCTGGTTGGTCAATGTGTAGCCACCATTTGCGGTGATGCCTGTTGAACCACCAGAAGGCGGTGTCTTGTAAGTGCCGTCGTTGTAGAGAGTTTTCGTGCCGTCCCCGGTGTTCGTGAGGGCTACTCCGTTGACGCTGGGGTACTGCGCGCTGCCATCGTTGTTGATCCACCAGACATAGGTACTGTTGGCGTGGTTGGCCCCGTACAGCTCCTTGGTGTTCGCCGTGTCGTCCGAGGGCACCATCACACCCGCGGCATCGCCGGCCGCGGCAATCGAGTTGAACTCGTGATGAAACGTGGCCGTGCCAGAAAAGCTGGATTGCCCTGGCACCGAGATGTTGCCGCTGCTGTCCAGCGCCAGGTAAGGCGGAGCCACCCACATCCCGTCCTCGCGCAGATACCGTGCGGCTCCCGCCGTCGCGCCAGGGTCGGGCACCGCACCAACGGCGTGTGTTGAGCCGCTTGCCCCAAATACCGGCAGCAGCGCGGGGTTCACCGTGCCGCTGCTGAGGTTGCTGGCGTTGGCAGCGGTCGCATTGGCAGAGGCAATGGCCGCACTCTGAGCAGCAGCAGCAGCCCCATAAGGGTCGTAGGTTGTCGTAGCCCCTGTCTTCGACGCTTGGTCTTGTGTCACCATTGGTGTGTCTAAGTACCACGCTTGGGTTCCGGAGTTGTCGAGCTTGTTATCGTAGTGAGCATAGCCATCACCGTGGCCACCCGGAATCGTGTGCCGAATGTTCCCCGCACCTGCATAGTTGTCCGTGACGAGCCAGTATTGCGCTGCGTTGCCGCTGGCGTTCACGGTGCTGATGTCCACGGGAAAGCCACCCGCATAGCCCGTAGCACCATAGGTGTGGTTGCCTGTGATGTAGGCAGTGTTGATGTCGTTGTAGTCGTAAAGCTGCACGTAGATGGCCGCTGAACCGCTAGGCTGAGCGACGGAAGTGATGGTGTTGTTCTCCACCTTCAGGCTGCCACTCGCATTGGTGACATCGCCGATATTGATGGCGTTGGCCGCAGACCCGAAGGCCGTGGTGAAGATCATATCGTTATTGGCAATCAGCGAGGTTCCGCCAATCTGATTGCCGAAACTAACGCCCGCATCCTTGAAGGTGTTGCCCTTGATGGCGAAGTTGGCGATAGGGTCACCACCAACGCCTGTGCATGGCGATGAGTAGCCCGAAGACGGAGGGTAGCAGTTGAGCGTGTTGCCCTCGACCGTCATATAGTTTTGAGCACCCGGATTTTGCGAAGCGTTGAAGGCTTGAATCAAGGCACCGCTGGGGTTCTGACTAAAGTGATTGCCAGTCCACTGGATATGATCTGCGAAGAAAAACACGCTGCCCACCGCTGTCCCCGCTGTATCACCGGTGTTATTGGCGAAGGTCACGTCGATGCTTCCCTCAGCGTCATAGCAGACATCACTGCAACCCGATGCCGTGTTATTGGCCACCACCACATCGTGAGCGACGGAACCCCAAAAGCAAGATACAGCTCCCTCGCACTGGTTGTTTGCGATGATGTATCGCCCACCACAACTTGCCACCAAGGCGCGGCTACCCGGATATGCTGTGGGGCTTCCGGGGCATCCGCCCGACCCCGAATAGCTGCTTGGGTTCGCGTTTGCGTTGAAGAACTCAACGGGGTCAGCGACGTTCTTGAAGTGGTTGTTCGTCACCGTCACGTCGTTGGCGTTGCCCTGCCAATACACGGCGTACACACCACCGCTGGAAGGCCAGATGACATCGTTGAAGGCTGTGCGGATGCCGTTTCCACCGGTCGCGCTGAGAAGGCCCATGCCTTGCGAGGTCGTGCGGTTGTGGTCGATAAGCACACTGCTGCTGCCCGTGGTGCTGAGCAGGAGCGCGTTGCCAGAGTAGGTGCTAGCGAGCTGGCAGTGGTCGATGGTGAGGTTGCTGGCCGTAGAGACGAAAGGATGCGCGATGGTCGTGGTGAGGATCGCTGCCGAGGAGCAGGTGATGCGGTTGTTCCCCGCTAGTGTTCCAGTTGCAGCGACGGTGACAGGAGCATTGACGACGAGGTCATTGCCGGCGGCGAGTGTGTAAGCGGTGGAGAGGGTGCCAGCCGTGTTGACCGAGAGGGTGATATAGAAGCCGGAGGGCATCGCCGCCTGGGCGGCGGTGATCTTCGCGCCCACATCCGAGCCGGGGTAGATGTCGACGTTGACCTGGGTGGGAGCCAGCGACGGCAGCACGCTGCTGTTGCCGGTGAGTGGCTGCCAGTTGATGTCGTTCTTGGCGTTGATCTTGGTCTGCGCCGACGCGGCCAAGGCGACGGTGGCCAACGCGAGGCCGAGCAGTTTAGGCATGGATGTAAAGCACCGCATGAGATTCTCCTTGGGTGATGGGGTTGGTGGTCCAGCTAAATGTGGTGGCGGAGTTGAAGGTGTACTCTGAGGCGGCGCGGAGCAGCCCATTGCGGAAGACGCCGATGACGCTGGCGGGGGTGTGGGCCAGGGTGAAGGTGGTGTCCGTGCCGATGACGCCGCCGGGGACCTCAGCGATCAGCGTGCCAGCGACCCCGGCCGCCCCCGGCGCCCCCGGAGGGCCGGCCTGCACGATGGCCTGGGTTGGGACGTTGGGCTGCAGGGTGTCCAGGTTGAGCGGGGTGTTCGCGGCGGTCTGCACGGTGCGCCAGGTGAAGATCGGCACGGTGGTCGCGTCCAGGATGGAGATGCGGTAGCAGAGGTTCGCGGGCCGGGTCTGCGAGCTGTCCGGGATGCAGATGCCGGCGGGGATGGCGCCGTTGGTGATGGTGACCACGGCCGGGGCGGTGGCGATGGCGCCGCCCGTTCCGCCAGCGACCGCCGTGAGCGGGTTGTCGCTGGTGTCCGTCGGGACGATCTCGAGGAAGCCCGCGGCCAGAGGTGTGCCGTCAGCGTTCTGGATGTTGCTGGCCAGCAGCGGCACGAAGCCCGGGGTGAAGGCCAGCAGGTTCGCGGCGGAGGCCGTGGCCGTGGCCGTGGCGCTCAGGGTGACGGTGGTGCCCGCGATCGACAGGATAGTGGTGCCCGCCGCGAGGCCGGCCATGAAGATGACCTGGCCCTGGGTGAGGCCCGTGGCGCTGACGACGGTGACGGCCGCCGAGCCTGCGGTGGTGGTTGCGGTGGTGGAGACGGCCGTTGCCTGCATGTGCAGGTGTAGTCACGGGCGAGCGAAGCCGTCAAAACCAGGGTTACTCCGTGGAGACGCGCACCGGGCCGACCGGCAAGATGGGGTCCGGGTTCGATCCGCCGCCACCGCCGCCACCGCCGCCACCGCTGCCACCCGAGGCGCTGGTGACCACAGCGTACCCGCCGGGCGTGAGCGCGACCCTGCCGTCTTGTTTGCAGGCGGCATCCGCGTTGGCGCTGATGGCAGGCCATAGCGCATTGGGTGTGCCCAGCGCGGTGGCAGGCGCAGCGGCCTTGACCCCGCCGTTGATGATGTCGAAATACAGGTAGGCGTAGTAGGTGGTGCTGGGCGTGAGGCCGCTGATGGCGAGTGTGCCGTCCGGGATGATGGTGTATGCGCCGTCCGGCCAGAGGATGACCAGGTTGCTCCAGCCAAGGGTGAGCGTCGTGCTGGTGCCGGTTTGGCTGAAGCTGCCGGTGAAGCTGGGCAGGACGCTGCCCTGCACGCGGAGGCCGGTGCTGCTGCCGCTGGTGAAGAGGTCCAGGATGTTGCCGTTGGCGTCGATGTCCGCCCAGGCGCTGGGCGTGGTTTGGCCGGTCTCGGCGGCCTCCAACAGCAGATGGCTCACGGTGATGGCGGAGCCCACTTTTACGCTGAGCGAGCTGCCCGCAAGGGCGATCTGCACGAAGACCGCTGCGGTGCCCACAGGCACGGCGACGGCAGCGGTGTTGAACCGCGTGAGCGTGGGCTGGACGCCGCTGAGCGGGGCCAGCACCTGCGCGGTGCTGATGGGGTTGCCGCCGGCGTTGACGAAGACGATGCCCAGCGACACACTGCCCGCGTTGGGCGCGGTGGAGACGGCGGCGGAGTCCATGACGTAGCCGCTCAGCATCAGCAGCCCACCCACGCTCCACTTGGTGGCGGGAACCTGCTGGAAGCAGAGCTGCTGTGGCGCTGTGAGCGCCGTGCCGGCGACGGTGTAGACAGCCTGGCCGTCGTCGTCGAACTGCGGAGCGAAGGTGTCGCCGGCGCGCGGCGAGATGGACCAGTACGCGAACCCGCTGCTGAAGCTCGAGCCCAGCAGCAGGTTCGTGGCCACCCCGACGGCCGCGATGGTGACCGTTGGTGCGGTGCCCAGGCCGGCGTAGTTGCCGTCCGCATCGAAGCCGACCGCGGTGTACTGGACCGTGGTGCCGGGCGAGACCGGCAGCTGCACGGTGTTGGCGCCAATGACGCGCTGGACCAGCGTGGGCTGCACCTTGGTCGTGCCAACGAATTGCGCGTAGATGGCCACCCCAGCGGTGTTGGGTCCCGGCTGCCAGGAGAGGTTGGCGTAGCTGGCATAGCTGCCGGCGACGAGCTTGAAGCCCTCCGCGCCGGTGAGGCTGGTGACGCCCGGGTTGCTCGTCACCTGGGCGGAGGTCTCGCCGATGACGGGCGTGGCAACGTCATAGATGCTGGCGTCGTAATCCACCCACTCGATGGTGCTGCGGAACTCGCTGGCCTTGGTGATGCGGGTGACGCGCACCCACTTGACCGCGCCGGCCGCGCCGTAGATGTACAGGCCGAAGTCGTCCGGCGGCTGCGAGAGCGGCGCGGCCAGCAGCGCTGCGATGGTCCCTGGCGGGCACCCCGCGGCGCTGAGGCCCGTGACGCCGACGGTCTCCATGACGTCGGTGTCGAAGAGCGTGTAGCCGCCGGTGGGCGGGATGTAGACCAGGGTTCCCCCGCCGCCGATGGGCACCGTGGCCGGTTCCGGGATGGTGACGGTGCCAGCGGCCGAGGCGAGGACGAGGTGGTCGGAGCCGTCGGCGAAGACGATGCGCGTTACCCGCTGGTCGCCGTCGAAGCCGCTGAGCGTGAGCACCGCGCCCACGCCTGGCACCAGCGACCCGCCCGTGACCGTTCCGGTGTACCTCTGCACCACCGCGTGCTGCACGACCACCGAGTAGCTGGTTGCGGTGTCGAAGGGCACGTCGTTGCGGTCCAGGACGAGCCGCGTGGTGGAGCTGCCGGGCAGCGTGCGGCCGCCGTAGCCCCACTGCGGCACGTCATGCTGCAGCGCGATCACGTTCCCCGGCCGGCAGGCGATGCCGTCGGTGTCCGTGCGGAAGCTGCCGGAGCGCAGCAGGAACTCGGTGCTGCGCTGCTTGTAGCGTGCGAAGTGCCACACCCGCGCGGGCAGCGTGATGCCCAGCGCATTGATGCGGCTGTTCTTCACCACCACGCCCGCGTCCTGCTGGGCGGTATCCATGTAGACCAGCGGGTTGTCCGCCTTGTAGTAGCGGGTCTGGTCGGCGAACTGCACCTCCACCTGGTTGGCGCGGTCGTCGATCGGCAGCCAGGTCTCGGTGAAGCTGTCCTGCAGGATGTTGCCGACGGTGAACATCTGCACCGGCGCGTCGACCGGGCCATCGAGGAAGACGCCGTAGTCTAGGCCCATCTGCACGATGCCCGCGCGGCTGATGCCGCCGACGCGGGTGACCTGGTTCCACAGGTTGTCCTCATTGTCGAAGACGCCGGCGAACTGGCAGAGCCGCACGTTGCCGCCGTTGCCATCGGGCACCAGAGCATCGCTGGCCTCGGCCCAGGCGACCCACTCGTCGATAAAGCGCTCGAGGTTGGTGGGGGTGATGCCGGGCCACGCGCCGCCGCCGTAGAGGTCGTCCAGCAGCATGTCCGCGGCGACGCAGGCCGGGTTGTCCTCCTCAAACTGCTGGAGCGCGGCGGGCAGCACGCCGGTGTCCAGCGTGCGCAGGCCGTGCTCGATAAGCGCGGTGACCTTGATGCCGCTGCCAGATAGCTGGCTGGTGGCCAGCGCGCGCACGCCGATCAGCACCATGTTTGGGTACGCCAGGTCCTGGTACGTGATCTCGTTGACGGAATGCACCCACATGTCCTGCCCCACGTTGGGGCTGTAGTTGTCGCCGAAGTAGACATCGTCATGCAGCCGGGCGGAGCCGTACTTGGTGATGCGGACGTTGTACTTGCCCGGGGCGAGGCCGAGGATGGTGCTGCGGCTGTAGCAGGGCGTGGTCTGCGCGAAGACCACGTCCTGATACCCAGAGGTCCAGGTGAGCACATAGACGTAGTTGACGTTGATGTCGAGCAGCTGCCACTCGCCCTGCCGCGTGGTGGTGTAGGTGCTGTGGTTGCCGTTGGGCGCGAAGGTCTCGACGGTGATGTTGCCGGTCCACTTGTCGCCGGGGTTGTGCGGCCCGTTGTCGACGTCGTACACCACGTTCGACCCGGTGGGCAGATCGGTGGCGACGACGCCCCAGCTGTTGGGGAAGTACGCCGAGCCGTTGGGGTTGAACTGGACCACGTCCGCGGTGGTCTGCGGCTGGATGGCCTGCTGCCATTCGAGCGAGCCATCGAGCTGGTACTCCAGCAGCCAGGTGATCACGGCGGGGATGATGTTGCCGTCGTTCGTGTTGACGAAGATGCCGCTGGGGTAGCTGATGTCCACCTGCAGCGCGCGGGTCTGGTCGCCCGTGCCGGGGACCACGACGGGGATTCCCGCAAGGCACTGAGTGTCTTGCGGGTAGCCGTTCGAGATCTGGTTGAACTGTGCAAGCTCGGTCTGGTCGTTGGTGCCGAGGCGCGTGTAGTAGCTGCAGTTCTGGTACTCGTAGATGGGTTTGCCGTTGATCTGCACCTGCCTGATGCTGCGCGCGGGGCCGAAGCCGAAGCACACCAGCACGTTCACCCACTGGTCGGAGCCGTCGATCTCCGTGAAGCTGGCGATGATGTTTCCGCCCCAAAGCATGGTGCCGTAACCCTTTGGGATGACGGTGCCGCTGCGGGCAAGCGTCTGCGGGCCGTCCGGGTCATAGCTGCCGCTGGCGCTCTTGTTGCTGGGCGTGTTCTTGCCCAGCACGGCGGAGATGAGCAGGTTGCCGGCGATCTGCGCCGCGCCCACGAGGATGGAGGTGCCGATGGCCGCCGTGACGTTGGCGCTGATGGCCGCCGAGAGAAACGCCCCCACGAACGCGCCCGCGCCCGAGGCCGCCAGCGCGATGGTACCGGCCAGCAGCGCCACCGAGGCCAGTGTCCGCAGCAGGCTGCCGCCGGCGACGACCGGGAAGAGCACAATGGTGTCGCCGTCGCGTGGCGTCACCTGGTCCCACAGCGAGCGCGGCCAGACGTGGCCGTTGACGCTGGCGACGTAGTCCGCCGCCCACACGTCGAAGAGCGCGGTGATCTCCTCCCCGTCGACGGGCCGGGCGACCGCGGCGGCGAAGTGGTACAGCAGCACCTGGCAGAGGTTGTGGCCGAGCGTGTCCACGTCGGCGGTGCGGCGATCGCGCTGCACGTCGATGGGGTTGGTGATGGTGATGATGCGGATCATGCGGCACCGCCTTGCGGCACGTAGAAGCCCAGCACGCAGCGCTCCCAGCGCGAGCCGGCCAAACGCTCCACCACCACCGACTGCGAGGACTCAGAGCAATGCACCATCGCCCACGGATCGAGCATGGTTCCCATGTGCACGCGCCCCGGCTCCAGCGTGCGCAGCAGCACCACGCACCCGGGCTGGGGGTGGCCGATGGACCGGGCGACGCCCAGAACCCCGGCGCCGCGATCAACGCTGCGGTGCAGCTCCTCGGAGCTGGAGGAGTACTCCGGCACCTGCCTGCCCTGGCGGCGCTGCAGCTCCAGCACCAGGCCGAGACAGTCGTAGGCGGCAGGCCCCCGCCCGTCGGCGAGGTAGGGCTTGCCGATGAGGTCGGCGTAGAGGCGGGCCGGGAGGCGCGCGATGCGGGCTTGAGGTGGATGTTTCATCAGGCCACGCTCGCGACGGCCGCGCCGTTGGTGTCAATGCCGGGGAAGCCTCCGAAGCGCAGCGTGTTGGCGTGCGCCTGGCAGCCCGTCGCTCCGTCAAGGGTGTGGCTGCAGGTGCTCATCACCAGGGCCAGCGCGACGCCGCTGCCGGTGGCCGTGGCCGGTGCGGAGAGCACCACGTTCACCATCTCCACCGCGACACCCACCAGCGACGACGTTGCCGACGCGGGCGACGACACGGTGAAGGTGGAGCTGCCTACGGCGGTAATGGTGACGTTGCCCCCCGCGCCGCCCCCAGGAAGATCCACATTCATCCCGCCGCTGAGCAGCGATGCGACCTGCGCGGCCGTCAGCGTGAGCTGCACGCCGTTGAAGGTGCCGTTGGACGGCAGGATGGTGTAGACGGCGCTGCCAGCCACCGTGGAGCAGCTCACCGGGAGCACCGCGTTGACGCCCTGGATCGTGGTGCCGGCGGGGAGGCCAATGCCGGAGACGCCGGTGCCCACCACGACGCCTAGCTGATCCGACAGGTTGAAAACGAAGACCGAGCCCGCCAGCGTCTGCCCGGTGATGCTGCTGCCGGTGTAACCGCACTGCAGGCCCTTGTACTGCCAGATGCAGTAGTTGGGCCGGTACATGTGGATGGGGAAGAGCCGCCGCAGCGGGGAGCTCGCGCCCAGCTTGAAGGTGACCGTCTTGGCGTCGCAGATGGTCTGCTTGACGGTGAAGGCCAGCGTCAGGTCCGGCTCGCCGGAGGGGTTGGCCATGTTGACGGCGTAGAGCGTGAGGTTCGCGCCGACGACGCCCTGGTACTGCTCGATGGTGCTCTGCAGCACCCGCATCACGTTACTGACCTTCAGCTCCATCTCCGGCACCTGGCCGGTGGAGCTGACCGCGAGGTCGCCCATCTCAAAGTTGAAGGGCGTGTAGGTCTGCACGCCCTGGCCGTCCTGCGCGTCGAACTGCACGGGGTCCAGGTTGCGCGCCAGGCGGATGTACTGCTGCGTCGCGCCGGGGTTGGCGCTGCCGGGCCATTGCAGCTGCAGGAGCAGCACCCAGGGCTCGCCGCTGGCCAGCTTGTGGCGCTCCAGGTTGGCGGCGACGGAGAGGATGTAAAACGGCGGCCGCGCGGTGGACATCGGCTACACCTCCCGGATCTGGAAGGCGCAGTTCTGGCGGAACTGTCCGTCCACGTTGCCGGCGTCCGTGTAGCTGGGCAGCGTGCTGAAGCGCACATTCGGGTAGCTGGGGGTGCTGGGGTCGCGGGCCGGGTCCGGGAAGATGAACGGCAGCGCGCCGAACACCGCCTTCTTCTCGACGAAGTTCTGCAGCCTGCGCACGTCGGCCGGGGTGAGGAAGTCGATGGCATAGTCCCACTGCCGGCGCGGCCGGGTGTAGCGCGCGCGAGTGCTCTCCATGCCGTTCTCGTAGCTGTCGCGAATGGTGGGGTCAAGCGTGGTCCCGCGGGTGCGGAGGGCGGGCTTGCGCGAGAGCTGGGGGAAGGTCAGCACCGCAAGGTTATGCCGCGCGTTGCCGGTTTCTGGCAAAACGCGCGAGACTCACCCCATGCTGAGCGTGAAGTGCGACATCGACGGGCCGATCAAGGGGCTGGAGCAGATGCTCGGCGAGGACCTGCCCTTCACCATCGCGCGCTTCCTCACCATGCAGGCGCAGAGCGGGCAGGAGGCCGCGCGGCAGGGCGAGCGCAACGTCTTCAAGCTGCGCAACGACTGGACCACGCAGAACACGAAGATCACGCCGGCCACGAAGAAGACGATGTTCAGCGAGGTCTACACCGACACCAGCAACCGCAAGAGCGGCGCGCCCGACTACCTGCCCCGCCAGGACGAGGGCGGCGACAAAGTGCCAGTGGCTGGCCACCGCTTCCTGGCTATCCCCACGCGCTACCTCCGCCGCGTCGCTCCCGGTGCGATCCCCGACGCGCTGCGGCCCAAGAACCTGCTGCCTCCGGGTGTGGAGATCGGTGTGGAATACCAGGGCAACTTCACCGTCAAGGGGGCGCCACGGCCCCGCCGCGGCCTGGGCAAGGCCATCCGCACGAAGCTGGCCACCAACGACTACGTGGCCTTCGTGCAGATGACCGGCGGCACGCTTTGCATCTTCGTGCGGCATGGGGGCATGGGCTACGGGGGCAGCCACGACGCCGAGCCCTGGTACACGCTCATTCGCGAGGCGCACATCTCCGCGCGCTTCCCGATGGAGGAGCTGGTGCAGCAGGCGGTGGACGCCAACCTGGAGCGCAACTTCACCCGCGCCGCCGCCGAGGTGCTGGTGAACAACCTGCTGAAGTCCGGCTTCCGCGTGAACTTTTAGTCGCGCTCCGGCCAGTGCCAGCTGCCCACTTGGAGCGCCGCCTCATCCTGAAGGACTGACGTCATCCATTTGACCCCTTGCGTTTCATAAGAGTCGGAGTTCGTCCCGTCCGTGAAGACTTGCAGATTCACGCAGGTATCGCTGTGAACGGCAACGACGATTGCCGGGAGATGTACAAGCTGATCCCCGTAGATTGCTGGCTTTCTCTGAACGAAATGCACCATGCGTCCGATTGAAGGCTTCATTTGTTCTCTTTCCTTTGGTTGAGTTTGCTTTTAGCCTTTGAGCAGCTTGACCTTGCCCTGGCCGTGGAAGCGGAGCTTGCCGTTGAAGCGGGCCGTGACGGGCTCCGCCGTGGCCGTGATGAGCGCGATCCGCGTGGACTTGTACGCTGCCTTGAGGCTCTGCAGGATCGCCGCACCCGTGAAGGTGACCTGAACCAGCGTCCACATCGGGGCGGCCATGTCCTCGATCTTGGCGTTGACCATCTCGTAGCTCATGCCGAGGTGCACCTTCGACTTGCGCATCTCCGCGGCGACCTCCGGAAAGTCATGCCCGAAGATGTGGCCGCGCACGCGCAGGTCACTGTCCTGAATCCAGGCCCGGGTGATGACGCCGCACTTCTGCCGTGCGTCGTGGCCATCCCACTCGCGCTTGAAGCTCACGGCCATGCCCACCAGCGAGTCCAGCGCCTCCTCGGCAGCCGCCGTGGTCAGGATGACGCGGTGACCGCGCGCACCGGTGGGTGCCTTGTCGCTGGGCACGTCGAGGCGGGTGAGCAGCCCCTCGAACGGGATGCGGTTGGGGTGCTTGGCGGGTTTCCTGGTGGTCGTCACACCGTCTATATGCGACGGTCGCGGCAAACGTGGCAAATCAGCGACTTGGCCTAGCTCCCCGGTGCCTGCGAGAGCGCGCCGCCGGTGGCCTGGTCGGTGAGAATCGTGTGGATGACGAAGCTGCGCAGCTGCTCGTCATAGCTCACCTGGCTGGGCTGCGCGGTGACGGGGGTGCTGGTCTGGTTCACGATGTTGGTGGTGACGTTGGGGGCCTTGCCGCCGCCGCCGGAGTCCGCCAGCTTCTGCACCACGTTGTTGGGGACCACCGTGCCGGGACCCTTGGGCACGAAGATCTCCGGACCGTTCTCCCCGACGATGCTGGGGCCGGTGGGGTCGCCACCAGCCGCGAAGCCGGGGAGCGCCAGCCGCGCCTGCGCCGTGCCCTGCTGGCCGCCCACGGCCCCGGCGATGAGCGGCAGCAGCCACTTCTGCTCCGCGAACTTGATCGCCATCTCCGCCACGTCGCCGAGGATCTGCGTCTTCATCTTGCGGAAGCTGTCCTTGCCGCGGATCGAGGCCTCAGAGAGCTGCGACGCCATGTTGCCGATGCCCTTGGCCAGCTCCTCAAACGGCTTTGACGACTCCTTCTGCGAGGGCGTGGTCAGCTTGCCCAGCTCCGCGTTCAGCTTCTTGGCGTTCTCCACATACTCGCCGCCCAGCAGCTCCGCCATGGCCGTGTACTGTTGGATCAGCGACTGCAGCTGCGCCGCCTCCTCGCGGTGGATCTGGTTGATCTGCTGCTCGGCCTTGAGCTTGAGTGCCGGGTTCTTCTCCGCCGCGTCCGTCACGGCCTGCACGGCCAGGGCGTAGTTTTCCTCGGTGGTGGTGATCTGGCGGTTCACCTCGCCGATGCGCAGCTTGGCCTCGGCGAGCTGCTCAGTCTTCTGGATGTTCTGCACGTCGCGGTCGCTGCCGCCGGCGTTGCGCACCTTCTCGGCCTCCAGCGAGGCCTCCTTCTGCAGCAGCGCGATCTGTGCCGCGATGCCGGCACCGCGCTCCTTCTCAAGCTCCGCCGCCAGCTTCAACGACTCCAGCTCCGTCTTGTTCGCGCCCAGGCCCACCTCGGTGGTGTTCTGCTGGGTGTTGCGGGCGCGCTGGGTCTGCAGGTTCGCCATCTGCTCCTGCACCTGCAGCAGCTGGCGCTGGGTAGCGAGCTCCTGGGCGGAGTTGCCGTTCTTGTCGCGTTTCAGCGTCTTGTCTTTGTGCTGCTGGTCGTAGAGCGCCTGCAGGTCCTTGCCCTTGGTCTCCAGCGCGGCCATCTCCGCGTCGAGCGCGTCGTTCTGCAGGCGGAGCTTCTCCTGGTAGAACTCCTGGTCGCTGACGATCATCAGCTTGTGCTGGGTCTCCAGCTCGGCCAGCATCTGCTCGTCGAGGTTCTTCTGCGCGTTCATCTTCGCGCGGGCACTCTCATCGAGCAGCTGCTCGGCCGCGCGGGCGATGCCGTCGTCGGACTTCGCCTTGCCACCCGGCGGCGGCGTCCCACCGTAGGCGTCGCCGCCTGCACCTTCCCCGCCTGAAAGCAGTGGACCAGGGCTCTGCGGACTTCCCTTGCCGAAGGCCAGGTCGTGCATCTCGTCGGCCTGCTTCTTCAGCTCGATCGCCGCGTCCGCATCCTTCCGGCCGCCCTCCGTCAAGCGGCCACCTTCGGACAAGGAGAACAGCATCTCGGCGGCGGCGGCGGCGCTGTAGATGACCTCGCCGACGAAGGCGAAGGTCTTGGCAATGCCCTGCCCAGTGGCATTGAAGGTGTCCATCTGGCTCTTGCCGCCGGAGATGATGCTGAGCATCTGGCTGAGGCCGGGAGACATGCCCTCGGTCAGCGCCAGGCCCGCGCCCTTGATGTGCTGCTCCATGTCCTTGAAGCGCTGGTTGGTATCCGCGAGGGCCTGCGCGGTCTTGCCGGTCAGCAGCACGCCGGCGTCGTCGGCCTTCTGCTTGAACTCGTCCCAATGGCGGGCGATTTCGATCAGGACCGGGATCTGAGCCTGCCCCGCGCGGCCCATCAGCTGCATGGCCAGCTCGTTGCGGCGCATGGGGGATTCCGTGGCAGCGAGGGTGGCGACGAACTTGTGGAAGGCGATCTCCGCGCCGTCTGCCTGGCCGGAGAGCTCCTTGGCATTGAGCCCGAGGGCCTTCATCAGGGCCGCGGCCTCTTTGTTGCCGTCCGCTGCCTGGGCGATCTGCCGTTCCATGCGGCCGACGCCGTTCACCAAACCATCGAAGTCGGAGCCGGTGAGAGCTGCGGCGTAGTGCAGCGTGCTGAGTGTTTCCACGGCAAGGCCGGTGCGCTCATGCGCCTTGACCATGGCCTCGCCGAGTTCCAGCGAGCCGCCGACCAGCTCCTTGATACCTTCAACCGTCTCGCGGATGCCGGAGTAGATGAAGATGTACTCCAGCGACCGCTTAACCATCTCCATGGCCTCGGCGATCTCGCCTCCGGAGTGCTCGGCCTCCTCGGCCGTATGACGCAGCTGCTCCTGCACCATCTCCAGGGCTTTGCGCGCGGACTCGCCGTCGCCCTCGATCTTGATGACGATGCCACGGCCCGCAGCCTGGATCTCCGGAATGATGCCTGCGCGTTTGCGTGGGCTCACAGAACACCTGCCTTCCGCATCTTCTTTTCGAGCGCCTTCTGGGACTTGGCGGCCTCGGCGGTGCGGTCCTCGATGTCGGCGGCCTCCTCACCCAGCAGCTGGGCGGCGGTGACCACCTCACCGGTCTGCGCGGTGAGCAGCAGCGCCATCCAGCCGGCCTGCGAGCGCAGCTGCGCCTCCTTGCCAGCGTGGTGGCCCTGCAGCGCGAGGTTGAACTCCCGCGGGGTCGCACTCCAGAAAGCAGCCAAGGACCAGCCCAGCAGCCCTAGCGCGATGCGCTGCGCTTCGACGATGTCATAACCCTGGTGGGCCCCGGTTCCGGAGGCGAAGCGGCCCTTGCCGTCCCTGCTCCTCCCGGACCCGCTGCGCTCGGCTGCTCCTTTGCGCCGGGCGCTTCCGGTTTTCCCGGCGGCGCCGGCGCGGCCGTACCTCCCACCACCGCGAGCAGCACGGCCTTGAAGATGCGGGTGTAGGTGTAAGGCCGCAGCGCGTCCTGCGCGTCAGCCAGCGCGAAGGGCGCGCCCTGCTCCAGCGCATCACGCTGCACGCCCGCCCACAGGAAGTAGGCGAGCGCGTCCATGCTGTGCAGCACCAGCTCGCGCTTCTCGTTGACGCGGTAGAGCTCCGGGACGAACCGCTCACCGTACTTCTGAATCAGCAGCCAGGTGGCGTTGTGGTCAAAGAAGAGGACGCGCGGCCGGTCGAGGTCGACAGGGATCGCGCCGCGCTGGGGGGTGAGCTCCGTGCTTGCCATGCCGGATGTGTAGCCCCGGCACCGCGAAGCCGTCAAACCCAGCCCGAACGCAGCAACGCCCCCGGAGCTCCGGGGGCGTTGCTGGTACGGCCTCTGTTTTTAGGGGAAAGGTCTCGCGCGGTCGATATCAATTCGGAGGCGCGATTCACAGACTCTACACGATGACCTGTGTAAAGTCTAGACCTCCGCCTGGGTACCGGTGATGGTGCTGGCATTGGCCTGCGGAGCGGCCTGCACCGCGACGGTGAGCGGGCCGGTGCCCTTGAGCGAGACATCCAGGCCGACGATCTTGCCGACGCCGGCGGAGATGGTGATGCCGTCGATGTAGGCAAGGCCCTTATAGGCCGGGTGGCCGACCGTGACGTCCGGGAAGAAGTTCCACTGCTGCGGCGACTGCGGCGCGCTGATGGCGGCGATGATGGCCGCGGCCTGCGTGGTGTCGCCGACCAGGAACATGTACTTGGCCTTGACGCTCCAGCTCGCCGTGCTGCCCAGCGAGGACTCGTAGGCCGCGTTGTCCGTGGTCGTCGCCTCGGCAGTCTTCCGCTTCCAGTCGATCGTCCACTCCGCCAGGCCGAGCACCTGCGTCTCGCCGACGGTGATGGTGATGCCGCTGGCCGTGGCCGTGGCGTTGGCCGAGAGCGTGAGCGGGCTGAGGCCGAGGATCGTGCTGCCGGCCGGGATGCCCGCGCCCGAGACCGCCTGGCCGACCGCAAGGCCCGCAGTGGACGACGGGTTGGTGATGACGGCGCTGCCAGTGGTGGTGCTGCCGGTGATCGTGACGCCGGGGCCCACCGAGGTCTGCGCGACGTCGCCGGTGATGGTCTGCCCGGCCGCGTGCAGCTCGTCGATCATGCCGTCGACGATCTCGTCGTCGGTCTCCGCGCCGGTGAACTCGCGCAGATCGGTGAGCGAGAGCTGCGAGGCCTGCACCACCTTGAGCACGAGCGCGTTCTTTGCCAGCGAGGCGGCGGCGGCCAGCTCGGCGACCAGGTTGGTGGTGCTGTCGTCGAAGTCTTCAGGGTTGAAGTCCTCGTCGCTGCAGGCGGCGATGGCGGCCAGGATGTTTTCCTTCAGTTCGGTTGCGGCGAGGTTGGACATGGTGGAGCTCCTTCGGATCAAAGTCCCGGTGTGCTGGGGTCGTTGCGTTTGGTGCTGAACTCGGCCTCATAGGTGATGGCGAAGGCGCATTGCTGCAGGGTGGCGTCCTCAAACTCCCACTTGCCGCCGATGTGGCGCGTCATGCGCACCAGGCCGGCGAAGGTGGGGTCGGCGAGGAGCAGCTTTTCCGCAGCGACGTAGGCCAGATCCACAACCTTGTCCACAGCGTCCGTGGTGGCGGCCATGTGGCGGACCTTGAAGCGGAAGTGCGTTTCGCGCTGGCCGGCGATCTCATACAGCGCCTGCTCTTCGTCCGGCAGCACGTTGATGGCGGGCATCTCAGCGGGGCCGAAGGGCTGGAAGCGGCACCGCCAAACGTTCGCCGCCTCCCCGCCCAGCGCGGCGACCACCGCGTCGAGCAGATCGGACTGGAGAGACTGGCCGTTGGCTTGGCTCATAGCTGCTTCAGCTCATAGCAGAGGACAGCGCCATCGTCCTCGGCCGTGGGTGCGGAGACCCGGTAGCTGGTGCCGTCGACGAGGACGGTCTGCCGGCTGACGGGCATCGGGTTGAAGGCGATATAGGGGAGCCGCAGCTCGGGCAGCGTGGCCTCCACGCCCCCGATCCCCTGGTCCATGAGCTTGATGCTCATCGGGGTGTCGAACAGACCCTTGACGGGCGAGCCGTCCGGGTACGTCGACACCCCGTTAAAGCTGACCGGAACGCCGGTGTCCGCGAAGATGGCCCGCAGATCGGCGCTACCGAAGGGCATGGGCTACTTGCCCTTCTTGGCCGCGCCGACCTCTTCGTCGGTGGCTCGCACGGCCTTATTGCACGACTTTAGGTAGCGGGCCTCCGACTCGGTGACCTCGATGACGTCACCCTTGGAGACGACGTCGCCGGCGACAAAGAAGTGGGTCTGCGCCTTGACGTAGACGGTCTTGTCACCTGTGGTGTAGCCGCGGAAGGCAGCCGCCTGGACGTCAATGGTCGCGTCCTCCGAGGCCTGCAGGGCGACCGGGGCGCTGTCGATGACACCGGCGTTGGGGTAGCGAGCGCCAAACGCTGCTGCGCTTGCGGCGAGGGTGAGAAGTTTGGACATGATGTGAATCTCCTGGCTGAGGTGGGCTGCGGTGGTTCAGTAAGTATGGGGGTGAGCAGGTTCGCAGCACCCCCACTTTCGCGGGTGTGTCGAGGGCCTAGCTGGGTACCGCCGAGGTGCAGGCGATAAAGGCAGCGATGTGGCGGAAGTTGATGTCGTAGAAGGCGTGCTCGGTGATGTTGATCGTGGCGTTCGCGGCTCCGGTGTACGGATCGACGATCACCTCCGACAGGCCCCAGTCGCCGATCAGCATCTGGTTCCAGATGCCGAGGATCATGGCATGGCAACCAGCGACGCTGTTGGCCGTGAAGCCGGTAAGCGCCGGGTTGGTGATGCACTTGGCCTGGTAGCCGCGAGGACCGGCCTGCAGGCCGAGGGAGTTCAGCGGGGAGTCCGGCCAGATGAACTCGCTCGCGGTACCGGGGGTCTTGGGCGTGCTGAGCAGGGCGCCACGGATACCGTACGTGGTGAGCCACGCGGGGGTGCCGAGCTGCCCGGCGTTGCCGGTGCCCAGCCCGCTCTCCATGTGAGTGATGTCCACATAGGTGAGCGGCGCGCCACCTGCGCCAGCCGTGACTGCGCCGGTGCTGGCGTTGCGCGCGGAGCCAGCCAGGAGCGCACCGAGGCCGGTGTAGTTCAGCATGCCCTTGGGCACCGGGGCCACGCCACTGCCGGCGATGCCGGCGGTGTCCAGCGAGATGCCGAGCACCTCGCGGCGGTCGTCGGAGAGGATGGACTCGATCGCGAAGTCCGACTGCGCCAGGAAGTCGCGGGTGTAAGCGTTCGCGATGCTGAGGCGGTTGGGCTTCATGGTGAAGAAATCGAAGCCGGGGTCCGACTCGGTGATTCCAGCCAGCTCAGCCAGCCAGGAGCTGCTGGCCGCCGCGTTCTGGCGGGTCATCTGCATCGCGCCGTGGAGGCCGGGGAGCATACGGGCACCGAGCGCCAGGCAACCGGTCTGGGTGCGGAGCAGCTCGATGGGGTCGGGGTTGACGACCGTGAAGTTCGACGCCGTTCCAGCGTTGCCGCCGGAGCTGATGGCGCGCTCAAGCTGCGCCTGCCAGAGGCGCTTGTTCGTCACGCTGGGGATGACGATGCCAGCGCCCAGCGTGCGGACGCCGTTGTCCTCGGCTTCCTTGAGCAGGGACTCGGAGACCTCGCGCTCGAAGCCGCCCTCTTCCTTGCCGCGGAAGGTGCCGGGGTTCGTCTTGTTGACCGCAGCGCGGTAGGCAGCGGCGATGGAGTAGTTGCGGATCTCCTTCGCGCTCATGCGGCCAAAGGTGTCCTCGCCGACGGTGGGTACGTCGCTCTTTTCCGCGTCCGTGATGATGCGCTCAGCGATGCTGCGCTTGGCATCGGCCAAGGGAACGTCCAGGGCGATGGCGGCCTCGAGGGCGCGCGCGGTGAACGCCTCGGGGTAGGCGGTGTGGAGAGCGCGCAGACCTGCCTTGCGCGTCTCATTCTGGGCTGCGAGGTCTACGGTCTCTTCTGCCATGATGGTGGTCCTTTGCGTTGCTGGAATGGGCGGATCTAAAACTGGCTGGGCCGAGCGGTCGTCTTCCGGGTCGGGCTCGGGGTCGTCATCCTCGTCGTCGTCGTCCTCGTCCGGATCGGCGGTGCGGGTGGCATCGGGGACGGGCGGGACTGTTTCGCTGGCCGAATCGAAGCTGCGGAAGCTGCGGACCTTGACCTCCACCGGCTCCGCGCCACGGCCGACGCCGACGGTGGGGTCTGCCGGCACGGTGACCAGCGAGACCTCGAGGGGCTCCCAATCGACGGCCAGGTAGGTGCGGACACCGTTCTTGTCCTCGGTGATCTCCCACTCGTGCACGATGTAGCCGAAGCTGACATCGACCAGGATGCCGGCCTCGACGTCGGCCATCTTCTCCTGAGCCAGCGGGCTGGGGCCGAAGCGCGCGGTGATCTCGCCGGTCTTGTCGTCCCGCAGCTGCCAGCTAACCGAGCGGCCGAGCTGCTTGTCGTAGTCGTGGTTGAAGAGCAGCGAGACGCCGCCCTTGAGGCGGCCGGTGCGGATGGCACCTTTCTCGTGCGAGAGGACCTCCACGCCGTACCAGCGGTCGACCGGGGTCTCCGAGCTGAAGGCCATGGTGACCGTGCCGGCTTCCTTGTCGAAGCCGCTGGAGGTGTCCACCGCGCTGCGGCGGAACTGCTCGCCCAGCTTCTTCGGAATGCCGCGCTCGTCCAGCTCCGGCTTTTTGACGCCAGCTTTGGCCGCCGCGGCGGTGATCGACGCGAGGATGCCGGGAACGGGTTTGTGGGCGCGCTGAGACGTGGACATCGCACCGGGTTTATCCGTCGCCGCTCGATTTCGTGTCAAATCTGGCCTTCTTGAGGAGGAATTGGGAGTTTTTGGCCGAGTTTTTGCAGCCTGCCGTTGAGCTCCGTGGAGTACTCATCCATCACGTGCATGGCAACGGCCGCCGCTGCGATGGCCCAGGCGTTCTGCACGGAGCTGTTGAGCAACTTCCACTGCGGGATCAGCGCGCCGGTGACGAGCGAGATCCCGTCCGTGGAGTTGCGGTAGGCCTCATAGCCGATCTGGCCGAGCTCCATGGATCTCACTTGCCGCCGCCCTTCTTCTTGCCCTTGCCGGCCTTCGCTGCCCCGGCCGCGCCGGTCTTGGCCGCGCCGCCGGTCGCGCCGCCGCCCTCCTGGTCGACGTACGTCTCAGTCACCGCCGCGACGCCCTTGCCGGCCTGGTCGCCGGATATGTCTACGCCGAACTGCACCTCGAGCTCCTCGAAGTACTCCTGCTCCTTGGCGCGCTGCTTGACGATCTCCTGCCAGTCCTCGCCCATCTCGCCCGCCTCCTTCTCATAGGTGGTGAGGCCTTCGCCGAGCTTGAGGATGATGGAGTCCGCGTCCTTCTGCGGGTCCACCCAGGCCCAGCCGCGGGGCATCCAGGCCACCTGCTCCATCTGCGCGGGGGTGAGCGTGATGTCCGAAAGCGTGGTGAGCAGGGCGAACCTGAGCCACTTCATGCGGATCTCTTCGCAGAAGTGGTCGATGAACCAGCGCTGGATCAGCCGCCAGCAGTCGCGCTCATCTAGCAGGCCGGCGCGGATGGAGCTGAAGTTGACTCCCTCCAGGTCGTTCGCCAGGGAGGGATAGCTGACCAGCAGCCCGCTCGCAACAGAGCGCAGCGCGGCCTGCGAAAACTCCTTGTACGTGTTCATCGGGAAGCGCGGGTCGATGAACTTGGCCGTTGCGCCGGGGTCCAGGCTGAGGATTTCGCCGGAGTTGGCGGTCATCTGCTGGGTGCCGTCGGGGTTGCGATCCGCGCCCTCCTGGTCCTCGTCGTCGTCGATGTAGCCATCGTCGGCGGGGTTTTCGATGACCATGAACTTGGCGGCCGAGGCGCGGCTGGCGACGAGCGTGGCCTCCTCAAAGCCGCCGTACATATTGAGCGGCAGGATGGCCGCCGACATCCAGGTGTATCCGCGGGTCTGGCCGGGGCGCTCCCACACGGCGGTGTGGGTGATCTGCGCGGCCGGCACCCGGGTGCGCGTGCGCGTGCTGGCGATGATGTCCTGCGGGTGGCCGTTCCACAGGTGATAGGCCTGGGCGCGGCGGTACTTATCGACCTCGACGCCCATGCGGATGCTGGCGTCGTCCGGCAGCGATACCATCATGGTGTCGTCGAGCTGGTCGTTATCGAGCGGCTGCAGGGCGTAGCCGGTGTCGTTGAACTGGCGGCCATAGACATCCTTGAGGATGTTTTCGCCTTCGCGCGCGATGTTGACGATGGCCATCTGCTGCAGCTCGGCGAAGCTGAACTTGCCGTCTGCGGTGCAGCGGCCGGGGCGGCACCAGCGCGCCCACTCCTCCTCGATGCGCTGGTTGATCTTCTCGGTGGCCGCAGTCTCCTTGCCGTTGACGCCGGTGACCTTGGACTTCATCCGTATGCCCTTGGCCCCCACCACGTTCTGCTTCACCATCGCCAGGAACTTGCGGGCGTGGGGGTTGTCCAGCGCGAGCTTGCGGGCGCGGGCGCGCAGGCGGATGTTGTCGCCGAAGAGGTCCTGGTCGGCCGAGCGCGAGCGGGCTATGAAGTCCAGCGTGAGCCGCGTGAGCTTGGCCGCCGCGAAGCCGCCGCTGCCGGAACCGGGAACCAGGCCGGGGATGCTGCCCGCATCCAGCGTGCGGCGGCCCAGCTTCGCAGAGCGGTAGCCGTCGAGCGGTTTGGCACCGGTGAGGTCGAGGATCGGCATCAGCGGTTACCTCGGAAAATGTCGCGGGCGGTGTGGATCATGCCGATGATGAGCAGCACGCCGAAGAGCACGCCGGCGGCTGTGAAGACGAGCTTCAGGCAATCAAAGAGAATGAGATCGAAGAGGCTCATCAGCGCCGCCTCCATTTGCGGCAGACATCAACCAGAGCCAAACCAGAGAACGCAAGGAAGAAGATGCCTTGGAAGATGAGCAGACCGAGAAGGATCTTCATACCTGCCCCCTGCCGCCGAAGGTGATACCGAGCGTGCGGGTGTCGACGGACTGGCCGCGGCGGACGCGCTCCCGGCGAACGCGGGAGGCGATGAGCGCCTCCCACTTCATCAGGTCCAGGCGCGGCATCTTCGTGACCTCGCGGCCGCCGATCTTGTACATGGTGACGTCGCTGGTGACGGCACCTGCGAGGACCTGGCGGATGGAGTCCAGCAGCTTCTGGTTGTAGCTGCGCGGGTCCGGGACGGCCGTGCCGGCGGGGTCGGCCTCGATGTAGATCTCGCCCTCCGCGAGCTGGTCGCGGTTGCCGCTGGCATCCACCTGGAAGAGCAGCCAGCTATACCGCCCCTGCAGCCAGGCCGTGGTGGTGGTGCCGGGGACGCTGAAGCTGGCCAGGCCCGTGGCGCTGACGACCACCGCAGCCAGCGTGATGCGCGTGGGCACGCCCGCGATCACAGCGGTGAGGATGTACAGGAGGGTGAAGCCCGCCGGCAGGTTGGTCTGCACGGAGAAGGCCAGCAGGTCACCCCCACGCAGGCGCGGCGGCAGACTCTTGGCGGGCAGCAGCGGCGGGGGCAGCGGGAAGGAGCTCACCGCAAGGTGTTACAGGTACGCCGGAAAAACGGTCAAATCTGCATCATTTCGCTGCAATTCTGATAAAAAACATAGATTTTTGCGAGGAATCAGCTACCCCAGCGGGCTGCGAATCCAGTCCGCTCCCGGCCGGCGGAGGACGCGGGCTTTGGGGCGGCGGCGGCGCTCAGGCGGCAAGGGTGATGCAGGCGAGGACGCCGGTGACGTGGACGGGGGAATGGAGCTGCGCCAGGTGGCCTCCTGCGCCGCGCGCTGGGCCCACGCCGCCTGGCGCGCGGCCAGCAGCTCCGGAGCTACCTTGGCGGCCTTGAGCGCCAGCTGCCTGGCCAGCAACGGCAGCTTCGCTTTGGCGAAGACCTGCGCCGCGTAGGCGTAGACCGCGCAATCCAGAGCTTCGTTGCGGCGACTGAGTTTTTCCCATGTGGAGACGGCTCCGCTTCTAGTTTGCCTCGTAACGAGGGCCTCTGCAGTGAGATGCTCGAAGTATTCCTTGCCGCACCCGGCCTCCACGCCGCTGGGGAAGTGGATGTAGCCCGGAGCTTCGGGGTCCGTGATCTTGAGCCTGGAGAAGATCATATCCTTCGCGGTGGAGCTGCCGACCATGACCAGCAGGGTCTTCTGCTTGCCGACGCGCTTGGCCTCCGACGCCAGCGGCGCGCCGCGCAGCGAGCTGCCCTTGCAGGCGAAGACCTTGCCGGCCTCATGCGCGCGGCAGTACTCGTACACGGCCTGGGTGCGGTTGCCGTCGCCGGAGTCCACGAAGGTGCAGCCGACGGGCAGGTCCAGGCCGCTCTCATGCTGCACGCGCAGCCGCCGCCAGGCATCGAACTCCGCCCAAGCACCGCCGCGGGCGTTCGAGGTGGCACCGTAGAAGATGCGGTGCTCCAGCGCGCCGGAGACCTGGTCGAGCCCCCAGCCCCACTTGGTGGCCTCGATGCGGTCCGGCTGCACGTCCGCACCGCAGGTGACGATGATGCACCAGGCCGGGGCGGGCGCGGGGTACTCCTCCACGCGCTTCTGCAGCTCGTTGAGGTCCGCACCCTCGGCCTCTTCGTCCCAGGGCAGCGCGAGGACGGTGTTGGTGAACACCTGCAGCTCGGAGGGTATGCCCTGCGCCTTGAGGTAGTCGGCGGCGATCTCCGCCCAGGTATAGCCGATGGTGGAGTAGAGCGCGTTGAGGTGGAAGCCGGCGGTGCGGGCGCCGGGGTTGTGGGCGCGCCACTCGCCGTCGCGCACCATGGTGAACTTGTCGGCCTCGGTGATCTCGCAGCCGAAGGACTCGCAGACGTAGAAGGCGTCCTCGGGGCGGCCCTCCGGCCACTTGACCTGCTCCCACACCAGCGTCTGCATGTGGCCGCACTGCGGGCAGGGGACGTAGTAATACCGCTGGTCGCTGGCCTCAAAGGCTTTGGTGATGCTGCACGTTCGCCGCAGGTTTGGTGACGAGACGCGCGCGTGCTTGCGGTTGCGGAAGGTCGCCATGCGCTTGCGGCCGAGCTGGACCGGATCGCCTTCCTTGTTGGCGGCCTTGTCGTAGCGGCCCTCCTCGTCCGTGACCAGGATGCGGATGGGGCGGGAGGCCATCTGCGCCGGCGAGCTAGCCCAGGCGAAGGTGAGCTGGCCACCGGGGAACGGCTTGTGCATCGCGTCCTTCTTGCCTTTGACGCCGTCGAAGATGGCCTTGAGGCGCGGGGTGTCGCGCACCATGGGCGTGATGCGGTCGTTCGAGATCACCTTGCAGAGGTTCTCGTCGGGCTCGACGAAGAGGATGGGCGCGGGGTCATGCTCGATGTGATACGCGGCCAGGAAGAGCACGATCTGCGTCTTGCCGACCTGCGACGCCCAGCAGAGCACGACCTCCTGATACGGCGTTCCGGGGCTGAGCACGCGCATGGGCTCGCGCTGGTACTCGGCGTTGGAGGTGTACCACTTGCCGGGCATCGCCGAGCCCTCGGCCGAGAGCATCCCGTACTTGTCCGCCCACTCGGCAATGTCCAGCTTCTCCGGCGGGCGCATGAGCGCGCAGGCGTCCAGCAGCATCTGGTGGAACGCGGAGAGGCCCTCTCTACTGGTGGCGAGCACGGAAGTACTCCTTGACCTGATCCCGGAAGTCGCGGGCGGCGCGGACGAGTTCATTGGCCTCCGCGATGGCCTGGCGCGGGCTGAGATAGCGGAAGACGTGGCCGAGGACATGCGTGTCGATCTGGGCGGCCGCGGTGAGCTCGTCAACGACATCGGTGTCTTCCGCGTCGTGGCCGGCTTCGGCATCGGGCTCAACATCAACGATGGCGCCGGTGGAGATCTCGCGGCAGAGCGTCTCCAACTCGTCCTTGATGGCCGACTCGCGGGAGGTGCGGTCGCGCTCCGCCTCCAGCCGGTTCGCCAGCTTGGGCGCCATCCCAAGCAGACGGGCGCGCAGGTTCGCCATCATCCGGTCCAGTCGAACCTTTGCATCCTGGATGCTGATGACCTCGCTGCGCAGCCGACCCAGCTGCAGCTCCTTTAGGTTGGCCTCGGCGCGCGTCTTGCGCAGGTTCGCCTGGCGGATGTTCTCGTTGCCGGAAACGGGGTCGTCCGGATCGGCGTCGTCATTTCCGCCACTTCCGTCGCCGTGCTCCAGCGACAGCCGGTACCCGACGAACCACTCCAGCACCTCCGCCCAGACGAAGGTGCGGGCGCGCCCACTGCCCGATGAGGGCAAACCCTTTTGATTGATGTAGTTATTGAGCATCCGCGTAGACACGCCGAGGAGATCGGCCACTGTCTCTGCGTCCATCGCCTCGTGCTTGGCTACCTTTGCCACCTAGTGAAGCCCTCTCGGAAACGGAAATGCCCTTTTCGGGACTCATATAGCCCGAACGTGCGGTGGCGCGTTACCCGCGTGGCGGAAAGTCCAGGGAGTACCTTCGCCTCGCATCTGAACCCCTCCGTCGCACGGTCTCACTGCCGCGTGATGGCCTCGTGGTGCGCTTGGTGGCTACCGCGTCCGCGTCTCCATCGTTTTATCGAGCAGCGGCGCGCTGTGGGTCAAATGCGGACGCCACCGCGATCGACCGGCACATGCGGTGGTGGCATCTTGGCGTACAGCGGATCTCCGTGCTCGATCCCGGCGACATCCTCATAGTCGGCTTCGCTCACCAGCGGCAGTTCGGCCTGGCCTGGCGACGTAATCATCACGCCGGCGCAGCTCAGCACTGCCGCCCGACGCAGTTTCAGCGCGGCCTGCAGATGCTTCGCCGCAGCTGCCATCCACGCATCATCCACCAACCCCACCAGCCGAGCTCGCTCTGTGGCGACGTCCAAGCTCAGCCATCCGCACGCACACTCAAACGATACCGACCACCCAGCACTCTCCGTCTGGTGCGGTTGCATCTCGTCGATCCAATAGCGGGCCATGATGGCGTTGTCGGTGGGAGCGCCGTACAGCGTGCGGCAAGCATCGGCGACCGCGCTGTTGATCAGCCGCCGCCAGAACAGCAGCGTCAGGTCCACGCGCAGCCCAGGACGGGTTCCCCGCTCTCTTATGAGAGAACGATCCGTCCTTGCTGCGCTAATCTGCACATCTGCCTTGGCCATTAACCCACAATGCCATGCACGTGGAGCAAAAACCCGCAACACGTACAAACTCTTTGTTGCAACAGATAGCGCGCCTAAAATAAATGACTTTTTCTGAAAATAACTGTTGACAATAGCGCGGGACTCAAGTACCTTATCTCTAGTGGCAGACAGCCACAACCTAGAACGGCTTTGGAGGCCAGCATCATGTCCAACACAATCACCTACTCCGTCATCGTCCGCAACCCTAACTCCTGGAGCGCATCCACTGGCATCCATGAGGAGATTGCAAACTGCGGTCACAACCATAAGAGCTTTGCGACTGCACAAGCTTGCTACGAACGCCTCACTGCATGGCGCGATGGCTCTACGTCTGCGCGCTGGTACAACGCGCGGGTCGAGGACAGCACCGGCCATGTAATCGCCGCCGATGGCTCGCAGGAACCCACCGCATGGGAACGTCGCGCCGCTGAATTCGAGGGGATGTAAGCCATGAGCAAATCCACTATCAGCACCTTTCAGCTTTTCCAAATGTTCCCCGACCAATCGACGGCCCGCATTTATCTTGAGGGCCGTCTCTGGCCTAAAGGCACCACCTGCCCTACCTGCGGCGGTCAAGATCGCATCACCACCCGCAAGCGTGAGGGCTTCTATCGCTGCAACAAGTGCCAACTCGATTTCACTATCCGCACAGGCACGATTTTCGAGCGGTCGCACATCCCGCTGCATAAGTGGATCTACGCGATGTACCTGCTTGTTACCGCCCGCAAAGGTATCTCCTCTATGCAGATAGCCAAAGAGATCGGTGTTACCCAAAAATCCGCATGGTTTATGCTCCACCGTCTCCGTGAGGCTTGCGGCGGTGAGTTCGTGAATTTGCAGGGCATGGTCGAAATCGACGAAGCCTACTTCGGCGGCAAGGCCGGCCAACGCGCCTCTACACCTGCCAAAAGTGCGGCAAGGTCATGGGCGCGGCTGCGGTGCGCTCTCACAAGTGCTAAGCAGTGTACCCAGAGGCGCTCATCTGGAGCTGCCAATCCTAGCCTTACCCCCGCTGAAAGGGCAGCATCGATGACTGCGGCGCGCTCATAATCAACCGCTCCACCACCTCAGCCAGGGATTCCGGCTGCCCATCGTGCCGGATCTGCTGAAGTTCGCGCAGGCGCTCATAGCACTCGACGCGGAAGTCGATGCGAAAGCTCTTCTTCTTGCGCGGCAGGTGCTCACGCTGCCGTGGAGCTCGTCCGCCTGCTCTGGAAGGTGCGGCCATGTCGTTATTGTGGCACGCCTCAGCGTGTGTGGAAGTTGATTTTCTTGCTCTGCAACCGGTTCGTCGCCGGCACATGCGGCGCGGCGGCTGGAGCGGCGGTTTCCTTGTGCGCGTCGCAGAAATACGCTGGCGCGTTGGCAGCCGCGTACTCCGGGTTGTTGGCAAACTTCTTCGCGAACACCGGACCCTCAGGCCATTTCATCACCGCCGCCGGTGCGCCGCAGATGCGGCACGGTTGGTGGGCGATGTGTAACTTCGTGATAGCGCTGGACACACCTGCATTTTGCACCATCTCGGCCATCGGTGTCACAGTCGCGCCATGGCGAAGCGAACCCTCACCCCCGACTGGCGCCGCAAGCGGCCTGCCCCGCGCAACGCTGCAGGCTCACCGCCGCTCATGGCGGACAACATCCGCTGGACGCGCATCGTCGATCCGCGGGAGCGCTACCGCATCGTCTACCGTGACCGCGACGGCGAGCTCTCCGAGCGCAACATCGAGCTGCAGAAGATCGGCGAGTTCAGCCACGAGACCTACTTCGGCGTCACGCACGCCGGCGGCTTCAAGACGCTGCGCGCCGACCGCATCGTCGCCGTGCTGCAGCAGCTCACCCAGGGCCACGGACCCAGCATCCATCCCATGCCGAACTACGCCATGGACCTGCCAAAGTTCCCGCTCGAAAACGCCGTCTACAAGATGCCGACGGTCGCGGTGAGCCACCGAACCTGGACCGTCGACCTGAACCGCTACATGTGCGCGTGTCCGGAGAAGCGCATCCGCGCGGCCTCGGGGTATGAGCCCGGCAAGCTGGGCTTCGTCTGCCCGCACATGGCCCGCGCCATCCTGGACTACCTGCCGGCAGGATCGCCCGGCTGGTCGCCCGAGCTGCTGAAGTTCGTCGCCGATCCGCGCAAGGTGCACATCGACAACCTCACCTAGCGGCCACTGATCAGCACCTCGGTCAGCGTCGCCCGCGAAGCCTTCGTGCTGCCAATCCCATACCTGGTCTCGACCAACTCCACGCGCATACCGTGCGCGGCCGCCAGTTCCCTCACCTCGCTGCAGTTATCAAAGCTCATCAGGAACGTCCCACGGATCTGCGCCAGCACCGCGAACAGCTCCTCCCGTCGCCCTGCCGACAGCGCGTCGTAGCGGCCGATCGGCTGGAAATGGACGTAGGGCGGGTCCAGGTAGAAGAACGTCGACGGCGAATCGAACCGGCGGATCAGGTCGGCGAAGTCGCGCTGCTCGATGCGCACGCGCCGCAGCCGTTCCGCCGTGACGGTCAGCAGCTCGCGGATGGTGTCCAGCGGCCGGCGCGTCTGCCCGCGCAGCGACTCCACCAGGCTCGCCGCCGCAAAGTGCTCGCCCTTGGCCCCGTAGCTGTACCAGGTGCGATACGCGAACCGCAGCGCGCGCGACAGCTCGTCCGCGCTGGTGTCGTTGGCCAGGTCGCGGAAGCGCTGCGGGTGGACCACCTCCTGCTCCAGCAGCTCGGCCAGTTCGGCCGCGCGGTGTTTGGCCACGCGGAAGAAGTTGGTGACGTCACCGTTGAGGTCGTTCATTACCTCTGCCTTCGAGGGCTCCTTAGCGAACAGCAGCTTCGCCGACCCGGCGAAGACCTCGACGTATACGGTGTGGACGGGGATGCGGGACTGCAGCGTCTTGAGCAGGCAGCGCTTCCCGCCCGGCCATGCAAAGGGTGCGTTCATGCTGCGCACCGTCGCTCCACAGCCCGGCGCAGGCAAATCAGGTTCGCTCATGCGCGAACCGCGCCGATGAACATGGTGCATGTCCACGGGGATCTGTCAGCAGGTAGGCAAGCGCATCCGCACGCTGCGCCAGAAGCGGGGCTGGCGGCAGGTCGACCTCGCCGTCGCCGCCGGCGTCGGCAAGACCCACATCTCGGACATCGAGAACGGCAAGCGCGAGCTCGGCCTGCTCACCCTGGAGCGGATCGCCAACGCCCTCGGGCTGCCGCCTGGAGATCTGCTGGTTTAGTGCAGGAACCGAAAGCTCTCCGGCGAGCTCCGCGGTATCCCTTCGCGGCCTGGCTGCGGGTTGGCTTCGCACCATGACACCGAGGACAGGCAGCGTGGGAACGTGCCACGGCCGTGGCAGATATCGCAGGGAACGTTGTCCTCGGGGTCGAGACAGCAGCATGAATCTTCGCCGCAATCGTGGCTGGTGTAACCTTCGCCGCAGCACTGCGGGCATTCCTCAAACGCGATGCTGCTCCCGCACCGTCCGCACTGATACTCCAGATCGCTCATCGCATCACCCTCTCCAGCAGCGTCCACTTGTCCTCAACGGTGAGCGCGGCCCACAGCGCGTCGAGTTCCTGCTCCTCGAACCACGTCCGCTCGCCGGGGTCGCCTTCGCCACCTCCCGACGTGCAACCGCTTGACGACGCCGCAGCCGCGTGTGCAGGGCTCTGCAACCGGAACCTCGACACGCGGCGATACGGGTTGAGCCGTCTCGATCCGGCTCACCGGCGCCGGCAGCTCCGGCGCCGGGAAGCCCTCAGCCACCGCGATATCGGCGCAGTGCCTGCACACCGGGTCGCCGTCGACCTCGCTCACCGCCGCTTCATGCGTACCCGTCAGGGCGCAGGGTAAACACCACTTCGTCGTCATGCTGCACCTCGCACTTGCACATCCATCGCCGCCGGCACCACGCGCTGCACGGCCTTCTTCGCGCCGGCCCTTGGCCCGCGCTTCTTGACTGTCAGCAGCTTCAGGCGCCACAGCACCTCCGTCGCGGCGAATGACGGCATCCCGCCATCGGAGTGCAGATCGGCCATCTGCTCCGGAGCGCCAATGACGATCATCGCCACAAATGGATGCAGCCGCCGCGCCTCGGCCAGCAGCTCATTGGTCGTGAGCGCCGCATCGGCCACCACCGCGCGCAGGTCCGCGCAGTCGCGGAGCCGCTCCCTGGCCGTGGCCGCCGTCAGCGCGCTCAGCACGCGGTACCCGTGCGTCGACAGCACAAACCGCTGCCTCGCCAGCTCATACTCACTCGCGCACAGCAGCAGCACGTTCTTCTTTGGCTTCCCCATCGCTCTTCTCTTTCCTGAACATCTCGTCATAGGGCACGAACCTTGTGCAGCGCGCCCATTCGCCAGCCTCGCGGAACGCCCGCTCGGTCAGCTCCGCGTCTTCCACGTCCCGCCGCAGCTCGTCCATCAGCGTCCCGCCATCTCGGCCATCGCCTCTGCAGCCGTCACGATGAGCCGCTCCCAAGGCGCCGGGCTGGGCACGCCCACCAGCACCACGAACGCGTGCAGCTCGCCGGGGATCTCCAGGCTGGGGTCCAGCGCCCATGTGTCGCGCGTCAGCTTGCGCAGCCCGAAGATGCCCACGCCGCCGCTCGGCAGCATCACCGGGTCGCCGGGCTGCACCGGCAGCAGCACTTCGCGCTGCCCAAAGCGCAGCACCAGAATGGCCTCTGGCACGTCATAGTCCGCGCGCAGCCCGCTCTGCAGGCCCAGCCGCAGATCGTCGCCAAACTCCATCGCCACCAGCACCACGCCACCGGCCGCATCGCCCGTGAACGTCCGCGCCGCCGCCAGGAACGATCCCAGCTCCTCCGCATGGGTCACCACTGCTGTCACCATCACTTGCTCTCCTCTGCCTCTCGGCGGTTGTGCTGCGTTAAGGCCCAGCGGTGCTCGACCACGGCCATGTGCTCTTCGCCTTCCAGCGCGGACCGCATCCGCAGCGCGTCCTCTTGCCGCGAAAAACGAATGGCCTCGTCGACCTTGGGCGTAAACATCCTGCGGCCGCCGCGGGCAACCGTGAAGTACTGCGCTCGCCCGCTCGCGTCGGCCCCGCACAGCTCGATCAGCCAGGCCGTGTCTCTCTGCGTCGTCATCGCGAAATCACCCCGCCCCGTTCCCGGTAGGCAGCTGCGTCACGGCACAAAACATCGGTGCCGTCGCCGGTCGCATCGCTGATCGCATAACGGCCAGACCAGCCGCCTTCGATGTGGTGAGGTCCTTCCGGGTTGATCTCGCCGGTGAGCTCGCCGGATTCACTGAAGCTGCGGACAGCCTCTTCGATCAGGCACATCACGTCCTGCGGCTCCATCATCTCCACGTCGTCGGAGATCATCATCGAAAGATGAATCTCTCTCGTCTTCCCACTCACTGCTGTCACCATCGCTTGCTCTCCTCTGCCTCTCGGCGGTTGTGGTGCGTTCAGCCCCAGCGGTGCTCGACCACGGCCCTGTCCGCTTCGCCTTCCAGCGCGGACCGCATCCGCATCGCGTCCTCGGCCCGCGCAAAGCGGATGGCCTCGTTGACCTTGGGCGTAAACATCATGCGGCCGCCGCGCGCCACCGCGAAGTACTTCGCGCGGCCACCCGCTTCGGCGGTGCACAGCTCGATCAGCCAGCCAGTCTCTACCTGCGTCGTCGCGCTCATGCCGCAGCCTCAACGAGTGTTGGCTCCGCGAAAGCGAAGGACATCCTCTCTTTTCCATCGGGAAGGACGACGATAACGCCGGGAAACCGGAAGAGGCCGAATAGAGCGTAGTCGCATGGTTTCCCGCATTCCTTGGCGGTACCGAATGCCTTGAACTTGCTGCCGTCATACCGCCCGATGCACTCAGTCGTTGCAGTGTCCGGCGTGGCTCCTTGGTTCTTGAACGGCTTGTAATCGGAGATTGAGGCGACGTTCTTGCAGCATGAACAGACGAAGCGCCAATTCTCGAAGTCATTGCCGAAGCGGCGCTGGCCCTCTTCCATCCACTCATCGAGTGACATCCTCGGAGTATCTGTAGCGGTCTTTGCGGGTTTAGTGTGCCTCTTCACTGTTGTGCTCCTCGAGCTGCTTGAGATGGCTGGCCTACGGCATGTACCGCAGGTCCAGGTACGGCGTGTTGCAAATCTTCGACACCTGCGCGCGGCGCATCGTCTTCGCCGCTTCGGTGCGGGCGGCCTCGCCGCCGGGCATCGTCTGCACCCGCGCCGCAATCGCCTCGGCTGCTGCCTTCGCCTGCGGCACCGTGTCCACCAGCGCCGCGATCAGCTGGTCCTCCAGGTTGGCGCTGAACACATACGCCGCGTCCACGCTCACCCGGTCCGCGACCACGTCGGCCGCCAGCTTGCGCAACCCTTCGATCACCGGCCGCACCGCGTACTCGGCCTCCATGCCGAGGTCGAGCATGTCCAGCTCGCTGGCGTTCTCGCGCAGAAAGTCCACCACCTTCGCCACCTGCGCCGCGCGCTGAGCCTCGCGCTCGTCCTCGCTGGGACCCGGCGCCGTGCCGGCCTGCGCCACACGCGCCTCCGCCGTCCACGGCCAGCTCCCCGGCATCAGCCAGTGACCTTCGCCGAAGAACTTCGCCGGCGACCACGGCCCGAACCGCAGCTGCCCGTCCGCCATCGCTGCCTGGTACCGCGCGTAGCTCGCCACCGCCAGCTGCGCCGTCACCGCCAGCAGCTCGCGCCCGGCCATGTGCTGCCGCGCCGTCAGCGCCTTGCCCAGCCCACCCTCCAGCCGGCTGTTCGAGACGCCGATCTGCCGCAGCACCCACCGCGCCGAGATCCCCACGTTGAGCTCGTAGTTCGCCTCCCCCGGTTGCACCCCCGGATCGGGAAGGACCAACTCCCCCCCCTTGGGGGGTAGGGGGGTGTGATCTTCTTCTCTTTCTTTTTCTTCTTCCTTATAGGCACCCCGATTCTGGGACACCGAGGCCTGTTTTTGGGACACCGAAGCCCGATTCTGGGACACGGAACCCTGTTTTTGGGACAGACGCCCTTTGTTCGCCGCTGTGTCCCCCGGTGGGACAGCCGCGCTGCCAGGGGCCGCAGGTGAGATCGGCATCGCCGCAACCTCCGCCGACGCCGCAATCGACGCAATCACGCCCCCTGCGCGGCCTTGCGGGGCCAGCGTCAGGCCGTGTGCGCTGGCACCGCTGCCACCCGCCGGAACGCCGCTGTCTCCACCGGGGACACCGAGACGACGTTGCAGCTCCGCCACGCCCAACTTCGCCAGCTCTCGCAGGCTCTCCAGGTGATAGGCCGAGGGACGCTTGATTCCCTGCTTGATCTCGGTCACCATCCCCAGCCGCGCGATCTCCTGCATCTTGCGGTTGGCCTGCGACCGCGAGACCCGGCTCGCCTCCTCTACCGCGCGCGCCGTCACTTGCCGGTCCGGGTCCACGGCCGCCAGCGGGATCAGCCGGCTCATCGCCATGTACACCGACACCCCGTCCGACCCGATCAGCGGCGCAAACACGCTGAAAAGCTCATGCTCGGCATAAAACCAGCCGCCATCGCCCGTGTTCCGGTGGTCCGCGTTGTCCTTGTAGCTCATCTAGGCCGCCGACCTCGTCGGCGCAAGACTCTGATCCCGTGCGGCGCTTTCGCACTTCTTCATCGCGCAGAGCATGTGCGCTGGGAACTCAGCACCTCCGTTCAAGGACGCGCGGCCCGTCGTGGCTGAGCCGCAGACGTCGCAGTGCTTGAGTTTCCGCTTGCGTCCACCGGTATCCCGCCACGTCACCGTGACCTCGTTGATGATGTATGTCGCGACCACCATCACGCCAACGCCAGCAGGGCCAGCAGCAACAGCACCAGCCAAAAGAGTTTGCCCAACTTGAACTCCGCGTCCGGCGGATCGTTCCACATCAACGCCTCCACGTCCACCGGCGCGGCGTCCTCGGCCAGGTCATCGGCCAGCACCAGCGGCGGCTTCGGCCAGGGGATCGCCTGCACATACGGCGGCCGGCGCGCGCCCAGGTTCTGCTCGCAGGCCAGCACCGTCAGCCGGCGCAGCTCCTGCGCCTGCTCCGCGGTGCAGTAGTTCTCGCCCAGGTCCGCGCGATAGTTCGCCGCACTGCGGTTCACCGCGTTCTCGGTGTCATACCCCAGCTCATGCGCCAGAAACGCCGCAATGCTGCGCAGACACATCGAGCACGCCGCGCCCCGATTGCAGCACAGCTTCACCATCGCCCGCCGCCCCGGCAGCAACGCCAGGTACGCCGGGGGCTCCTGCGGAGACGTCCGCGCCATCGCGCGCATCGTACTAATCACCATGACTCTCCTCCAGCTCGGGCGCGTGAAACGGGTCGCCGCACATGCTCGCAAGGCTGCCTACCAGCACGAGGCCGGGATACTCCCGCGGCATCGTGCAAGTGGGGCACAGCTCCGCCAACGGCAGGGGATCGAATGTGGGTTTTGCTTGTTCCAGGGCAGACATATCAGGCTCACCTCAGTCGTGCTGTTGCGATATTCGCAACACTTCGACCGGGTGTCAAGCGCAAAGTATATGCGCTAAGCGCCTACTCGTAGTACCGCCGGCTCTCCACCAGGGTCCCCAGCAGCTTCAGGCCGGGGATCTCGCGGCTCGACAAAGCCGCGTAAACACGGGCCGGGGGCACCACTGCGAACGCCTGGGAACCGTCAGGCTCCCCGCCCATCAGTCTCAGCTGGCCTACGGCAACCGAACCTTCATTGACACGGGCGAGCACAAAGCTGCCCATCCGAGGCTTCTTCGCCGGGTCAAAGACCAGATCGTCGCCCGGCCGGAAGATCGGCTCACACGAGTCGTCCACCAGTTGCACAGCAAACGCGTGCCGCGACGCCCGTCGAAGCTCGACATGCAGGAACCGCTCGATCTCCGTTGCGTCGATGCTGTCCGGGCCCGACCACGCGGCCGCCTGCTCTGGGTTCAGCACCGCGACATTGCGCATCCGCAGCACGGCCGCCTCAACCTTCTCCGCCTCCGTGTACAGCACGCCGACCGTCACGTTCAGCGCTTTGGCGATCTTCTCGATCGTCTCCCGCGTGCCCTCGCTCCGGCCACTCTCCAGGCGGGAGAGGTTGGAGACGTCAATGCCCACGGCCTCGGCGAGGACGCGCTGTGACAGACCGTGCTGCTGTCGAAGGATGCGGATGTTTGACCCAGGGATAGCCATGCTCAAAGACTGACAGAGCGTTGAGCAAATCGCAACACCCCTTCTTTGTGGTGTTGCGAAAATCGCAACAATGCGGTATATCCATACGTATGGCGCTCAAGCCCAAGGCGAAGCTCACCGCACTCCGGACGGCCAGGGGTCTCAGCCTCGGCGCGTTGGCCCAGGAGCTCGGCGTTCACAAGAGCCACCTCAGCCGCATCGAGGCCGGCCACTACCATCCCACCCCTGAGCTCGCCGCCGGCATCGAGAAGTTCTTCGGGCCACATGCGATCAACCGCATGGAGCTGCTCTACGACGACGAGCCTGAGCCGGCCGGAAAGAAGGCGGCCTAACGATGACACCACGTCTACTCTGCCGCCTGCAACTGACCGTACTCCCAGCGTCCCACCACCTTGTGCGTGCGGTAGTCGAGCAGGTCAAAGTTGATGACGTTCGTCGTTCCGAGGACCAGGACGCAGTTGACCGTGCGTGCCAGGCCTTCGCGGGCGTCGAACGGCATGGCCGCGTAGGCCGGCCCCACCACCACGGTCGGCGGCATCGTCAGCTTCAGATCGTAGAGCAGGTCCAGCCGCTGGGCCTTCACCAGCTTCTGCCGGCAGGCCTCGGCCGTCGTATGCTCGGCCAGCTTGGTGGCGGCCTGCTCCGCGGCGGTGGGCGCGGGCGGCGGCGGGGGTTCCTTGGCCGCGTGAGTGTCTCCCAGCGACACGATGACCCAGCTCACCACGAAGATGCCGAAGAGCACCAGCAGAAACTTTTTCATGCCCGCCAGTTTACTCCCTGGATTCCCCTTCCGGAGGCCCAGTGATGCCCCATGCGTATCTGCGTAGCAGCCCCGTCTCGGCCGGCGCGGCGTTCTTCTGCTCCAAGGTGGTGTACGTCAATCGCCAGCACGCGCGCCGCACCCTGGCGCGGATGCACAACACCGCCGACCGGCTGGTCGCCAAGGGCTGCATGAACCTGCACGCGTATGTGTGCAACGCCTGCGGCTGCTGGCACATCGGCGGCGACGCCCGGAGGTCCAACTGATGCCGGCCCGCCGCCTCCAGCTCGCGCCCATGCCGCCCCCCGTCGGCGTGCCGTACAGTGTGCATGACCGCATCGCGCAGTTTGACCGGCCCATGAAGATCACCGACCTCGCGCCGATCCTCGGCGTCTCCGACGACGTGCTGTACCGCATGGTCAACCAGGGCGACGTTCCCTCCATGGTCATTCCCGGCGCCGGCCGCAAGCTCGTCCGCTTCGACCCCGCCGCCGTCGCCTTCTGGTACCGCACCCACAACACCATCCAACGCGAGATGAGAAAGGCCAGCTAGATGCCCACGGGCGTTAGAGGGATTGGAGAAGGTTGCATGATCGACACCAAAGAGTTGCGGAGATTGCTATCGGAGGCCACGCCTGTGCCGTGGATCAAAGAAAGCGCGGCGGCCGTTAGTTGCGGAGAACGACGGCCTATTTGCTTCTTGGATGTTGCGCGAAAATCAAGTGAATGTGAAGCCAATTCCGCGCTCATTGTGGCCCTCCGCAATGAAGCATCCGAGCTCATAGACAGGCTAGCGAGAGCAGAAGCGTTGCTCAAGCGCGTGGATGAAGATGTTTTGGCATGGCACAACAGATCCACCGGCGAGGATGTAGAAGCGTTTTTAGTCGAGCGCAAGGCCAAGGCCGAACGCCAGGCCGCGCGGGATGCACGGAGGGAGCCGTGATGGATGCTCGGAAGAAGTCAGATTCCACAATGTGCAATCCGAACACCGCTGGATCGAAAGAGGCGACACCGAAGCCGGGGACGCTACGAACCGGAATCAGTGATGGACCAGTTGGGGCGATCATTCAGCACCGCCGCGCCTAGACCCACTTCGCCAGCGACGAGCTCTTCACCTTCTCCCGCAGCGACTCCGGCGCCAGCATCCGCAGATACTTCATCGTGCTGTCGATGTCCTTGTGCCCCATCTGCCCCTGCAGCGTGACCACGTCCATGCCGTCGCGCAGCATGGAGGTGGCGTAGGTGTGGCGGAACATGTGCAGCGTGAAGTTCGCGCACACCGGGTGCGTCGCGCACGTCACCGGCTGCTTCTGCCAGGTGCTGCGGCAGCGGCCGCAGTTCAGCCCCGCCCGCAGTGCGATCCGCTTGAGCTTCAGCAGCATCTTGCCGTCCGGCTGCGCGCCGGGGTTGCCGCGGTTCACGTAGCGCGTGCTCGTGCCGAACACCAGGTACTCACCCGGCCGCCGCCGCCGCCGCGCCTGCAGCCGCTTCACCTGCACCGGCGGGATCTCGACAGTGCGCTCCTCGTAATTCTTCGGCGCAAAGCCCAGCTCCGGCTTCGCCGTCACCGCCAGCGACCCGCGCTCGTCGACGTCCGGCCACGCCAGGTGCTGCATCTCCTGGTCGCGCAGCCCGCTCACCAGGAACGTCGAGAACAGGTCGCGCTCGTCCACCGTCATCGCGGCGAAGAGCGCCTTCAGCGTCTCCGGCTTGTACACGTCCGGCTGCATCTCCGTGGTCTGCGGCCAGTCGCCCTTGCGCATCTGGATCTCCGCCCCGTGCGCCCGCATCGTGCTGATGACGATGATGCCCTTGCCCTTGGCCGTCGCCATGGCCAGCTTCTGCGACCGCACCAGCCACGCCATGAACCCGTCGATGTCCTCCCGGCCCAGCTGCGAGACGTGCGACTTGCGCGTCACGGTCCGGCAGAACATCCCGAAGGCGAGCATGGCCTCGGTGTATTTCGCCACCGAGCGCGGCCGCAGCTTCACCGGCGGCGAGGCCACGAACTCCCGCACCACCTCGTCGATCCGCGCGCCGGTTAGCTCCGCGGCATCGGCCCGCTGCTGGATCTCCGGCGCGTCCCCGGTGACGACCCCGCGCGCCCGCAGCGCGAGCACGGCCGTCTGCGAGGCCAGCGCGGCCTTCGCATCGCGCGGGTGCGTCCCCACCGCACGCCGCGTCTTCTGCGGAGCGAAGTACTCGAGGTAGAACGTGCCGGCGGCCGCAACGATGGGCGCCCCCTTGTGCATGACCCTGGACCAGTCAAGCGCGCCGTGGCGGTCGCGGGCGACGGGCAGCATCTTCCAGGCTCCATCGACCTTGACCTTGCGCAGCACATTGGGGACCGCAGCCATGGTGTCCAGCTCCTGCTTTTGGTGTCCGTATCAGCGTAACAGGAGCGGAGAGAGCGGA